GAGAAAAACTTTATGATGACTCAGATACCTTATATCAAAATCTTACTAGTGGAGATTTAGGCACAGATGCCCATTTTATATCCTTAAATCCAGACTCAACTTGGAACAACGATGGTGCATATATTAACTTTGAAAACTTTAATATTTTAAATTCACAGGTTGCATCTTTGTATGGAGTGTTTCAGGTAAATAACCAGGGAAGCGGAACAGACGAAGCAGAAGAAGTATTGTTTAAGATATACAATCAAAGTACAGGAAACTACTTCTCCATTAACGTAGATGGGTTGGAGATTGTATACTCGTTGTATTACTCAGGAGTATCTCAAGAAATATATCGTACAGATGAGTTTGAAGTTGAAGAACTTTTTGCAGCAGGAATTAATATACAGACACTTGTAAATACGTTTGGTGGCAACGTTGCAACATTCTTTGGTAATCAAAACTCTCTAAGTCTTTATGTAGGTGGAGATAACTCTGGATCTAAAACATTTAAGGGATATATCTTTTCTATTGGTTTTTCAACAAGCCTAAATGCAAACTCTATATCTAGTCATTTTGATGAAAATGGAATTGCAATTATCGACACATATACGGGTAGTGGAATTGAGTCATCAGAAAATGCAATAGCCCTACTAGCACATACAGCAAGTTATACACTTTTACCAACATACTCTTATGGAAGTCTATTTTTGGACATTGGTGTTTCTGGATATTGGGAAGATTACATGCCACTATCTTATTTTGCACAATATGTTCAAAACGATGTTGGAAACTCATTCTATGATTTAGATTTTTTACAGTTTAACCTAGGCTATCCATCACCTTCTAGTTTGCTTCAATCAGAAACTACTGGATCTTGGACATATGAAGAGTTGTATAATTCTTACTCATTACCAACACAAAGAACATATCAGCAGTTAGATAACTCTTTGCTTACTGGCTGGAACAACTACCAAGACATTAAGGAAAAGGCTTTAAAGTATTATGAATACAATACAGAAAATGCAGCAATTAGAAGTTATGTTACTTTTCAATATATTGCCGATGGAGCAAACCTATCACAAGATAATTTTACAACAACTGTTTCTGCAAAAGAGAATTCCGTAGTTGATGTTTCAGAATACGCCTCTTGGTCAACTACAAAATTTGAGGTTGTTGATAATACAATAATTTACCCAAGAAAAGATGTTGACTTTAATAGTTTGGCAATTGTATATCATCTTGACTTTAATATTCGTGGAATACTAACAAAGCCAATACTACTAAGAAAACTTGAACTTGCATCACAAGCATTAAACGAAAACTCATTTAATCCTATAGGAACAAGATTTGGAACAGATCTATTCCCATACAAACGCTCTGGACTGTACTATGACTACAAATCAAAGAATCCATTTAGCATTTATAAAGGAAGCACTCCATATCTATATATGAATAGGACATCTGGAATACAGGTTCGTGGAGATTTTGACTCAAACTTTGATCGTGGAATTTCAATTCCAATTAATCAATCTCTTGCAGAAAACTATAGAGTAAGTGCAATGCAGTCTTGGATTAGATATGATCAGGAATCATTTACAGCAACACCAATTCCCCTATTTGAGATAAGACATAAGGCAGACACTATTGTTTTCTTTGTTGTAGCAAATGATGAAACTGGACAGCGTGGCAGAGTGTATGCTAAAAATAAATCAGATAATTCAGATTTTCAAGGAATATCTTATTATGTTAATGGAACACTTGTAAGAGAGCCAGTATTAACAATTAAAGAATGGTCAGCACTTGGTGTTAACTTTGCAGAATCAGTAAACTTTGACCTATTCATAGGATCAATTAATCTAAATAGTCCAGCATTATTTAATAATGTTGCATATTATCAAGCCAATAATCTTCAACAGTTACAGTCTAAGATTAACAGGCCATGGCTTAAGGTTAAGCAAGAGGGTCTTACAAATAGAAACTGGTCTTTCTGGCTAAATAACTACACTTGGGAAGGCGTTCTAGTTATCTCTGCCTCAGCCCTATATGGAGTTAACGCTCAAGATGTATATAAGACCTATATTGGAACTAATAAGGTTATCATTGATGATGAATCAGGCATGATTTTTGATGCAGATAAGATGAAAATATATAATGACACTACATGGTCAATATCTGTAGGATCACCAGTGTAATCTGGTATACTTGTGGTTATGGATTCTTTATTTAGCCCAAAAACTGGCAAACCAATTGTTGAAAATGTAAGACGTAAGGTCATTGATAAGCACTATGACTGGGGTCTATACGTATATAAGAAGTCAAACGGAAAGTGGTTTACTGACGGAACTGGTTCTGTATTAAACATTCCCGCTCAAAAAGGTGACATCTCAAAGATTGCAGAACTTAAAAGGGCTGCAATATTTAATGGTGACGACGGAGAAGGCACAGCCCATTTTGTTCCTGGACTAACTAGAATATCAGAAGAAGAATATTCAGAACAAAAAGATAGAATGAGACAAGGGTTAATTCCAAATGTTAATGACTTAGGCGCAATTGCCGATGCACAGAAAACATTAAACACACACGGAAGGGATGCGTACGAAAGTGACTGATGATGATGATAACTTCCAGTATGTAAGAGCAAGCCTAAACACTCAAGAACAAGAAGAAAGTCAATTTAAAGCAAGCGACCCATTTAATAAAAACTGGGAAGAGTTACAGAAATACTCTGGATTAGATCAAAACTTTCGTCGTCGTGTAGCAAGACAAGTAAGCAAAGCAATCACACCAACTGAAGCATACCTAGACTCTGCAAATGCAACTCCATCTGGAGTAGATGCTGGATCAAAGGCTCTTAATCCTGGAACGGTATACAGAAATGGATACGGTCTATTTGACGTAATCACACCACCATATAACATGTATGAACTTGCAAACTTTTACGATACCTCTTTTGCTAACCATGCTGCAATTGATGCAAAGGTAGAGAACATCGTTGGTCTTGGATATCGTTTTGACATTGCAGATAGAACTGCCCTTAGACTAGAAATGTCAGAAGATGAATCAGCAACTGACAGAGCAAGAAATAGAATTGAGAGAGCCAAGATTGAATTACGTGATTGGCTAGAAAACCTTAATGACGATGATAGTTTTACAAAGATCATGGAAAAAGTTTATACAGATGTTGAGGCAACTGGTAATGGTTTTATTGAAGTTGGTAGAACTATCAAGGGTGAGATTGGATACATTGGTCACATCCCAGCAACTACTGTTCGTGTCCGTAGACTAAATGATGGATTCCTTCAGATTATTGGACAAGCAGTTGTTTACTTTAGAAATTTTGGTGCAACAAATCCAAACCCAGTAACAGCAGATACTCGTGCAAATGAGATTATTCATATCAAGTCTTATTCTCCACTAAATACATACTATGGTATTCCAGACATTGTTTCTGCAATGCCATCTCTAATTGGAGACCAACTTGCTTCAAGATATAACATTGACTACTTTGAAAACAAAGCGGTACCACGATACATTATTACTCTAAAGGGTGCAAAGTTATCTGGAGACGCAGAAGATAAGATGTTTAGATTCCTTCAGACTGGATTAAAGTCTCAGTCTCACAGAACTCTATACATTCCACTTCCTGGAGACACAGATCAAAACAAGGTTGAGTTTAAGATGGAGCCAATTGAAAACGGTATCCAAGATGGATCATTCAAGGAGTATCGTAAGCAAAATCGTGATGATATCTTAATTGCTCACCAAGTACCTATTTCAAAACTAGGTGGATCAGAGTCTGGACTTGCAGCAGCGCTATCTCAGGATAGAACATTCAAGGAGCAAGTTGCTCGTCCCGCACAACATCATCTTGAGAAGGTTGTCAATAAGATTATTAAGGAAAAGACAGATGTTCTTGAACTTAAGTTTAACGAACTAACACTTACTGATGAAATTGCTCAGTCTCAAATTCTTGAAAGATACGTTAAGACTCAGGTCATGACTCCAAATGAGGCTCGCACCGCACTTGATTTGCCACAAAGAAAAGATGGAGATGTTCCCTTTGTAATGACTCCAAGACAAGCAACAGATGCTAGAGCAAACCTTGCTGGCAACCGTCAAAGAGATGCAGAAAGAACAAACAGTCAATCAGATGGCGAAGCAACTCTTGATGGACGCAATCCACAAGGAGAGGGAAGAGCGTCTCAATAATTGAGAAATCTCTTAAAACATTTGGTATAATGGATAACGATATGTTAATCAATAAAGCACACTGGACAACAGACAAGAATAGCGTCCGTCTGTCAATGCCTATTGGCAAAGTAGACGTAGAGCGCCGAATGGTCTCTGGCTTTGCAACTCTTGACAATATTGACAAGCAAGATGATATTGTTACAACTGAGGCAAGTCTTCAGGCATTTAAAAATTTCCGTGGCAATTTAAGAGAAATGCACCAACCATCAGCGGTAGGAAAGATAGTCTCATTTAAAGAAGATAAATATTTTGACCCTAATTCAAAAAAGTTCTATAGCGGAGTTTATGTATCTGCATACGTTTCAAAGGGTGCACAAGATGCCTGGGAGAAAGTCCTAGATGGCACATATAGTGGTTTTTCTATTGGTGGCAACATTAAGTCTTGGGATGATGCATATAATGCAGACATGGACAAGGCAATTCGTATTATCAAGGATTATGATCTTTATGAACTATCTCTTGTAGATAGCCCAGCAAACCAATTTGCAAGCATTATCTCTGTTGAAAAGGTTAATGGACAGAATGTTATTTCTGGAGCATCAGTAGATGCAGTAATTGAAAATGTTTTTTACGATTCTGAAAACGGTATCGTATTAGTATCTGACTCAGAAACAGCAGAAAGTCCAGTCAGTGGTAAGAGCATGGAAAATATTGGTTTCGTAGAAAAAAGCGATAGCGAAAAAGCAAACATGATAAAGTTCTTAGTTGATAGTGCTAAAGGCATTAGTACAATTAAGATTACCAAGGAGGTAAATAAAATGACAGAAGCAACAGAAGCAGTATTAGATGCTGTAGTTGAAAATGTTGAAATTACTCCAGAGGCACAGCCAGCAGAAGTAGAAACTCCTGCAGTCGTTGAAGCAGCAGCAACAGATACTGTTGTTGAAAAGTCAGACGATGGTGGTGCAGTTCCTTCTGCTCCAGTAGTAGAAGAAGAGAGCGTTGTTCCAGCAGTTGAAGCCGAACTTGCTGTAGCAAAATCAGATGAGTCAGTTGCAGATGCAATTGCTGAAATCAAGAACTCTCTTACTAATGCCTTTGGCGATCTCGCTACAACCATTAAGTCTCTTAATGAGCAGGTTGCAGCACTTAACAAGTCCATTGATGATGTGTCTACAGAAGTAACACAGGTCAAGGGTCAGTTCAATGAGTTTGGAAAGAGAGTAGATGCCGTTGAGCAAGATACCGCTTTCCGCAAGTCTGGCGATCTAGGCGAGATCGTGCAGTTTGAGCC